GCTGAACGCTGCATCACTGCGTGGACCGTGGTGCGTGGCGGAGTATGGGACCCCAACGGGCTGATGGACGAACACATGGCTGCGCTGCGCAAGGCATTGGGGCCTAACGCCCGAGGTAACGCGCCCGACACGGCGCGCACTGACGGCCCCGAAGCGTGAAGGAGCGGCCCGCCGTGGCGGGTCGCGTTGACCGAAGTGTTAGGCGTCACTGGCGCCGGAAAGGAACCCATGACCGAAGCAACGACCTGGGCCAAGCTGCCCGCGATTGAAGGCAAACACGGCGGCTGCCTGAACTGCGGGCCGCGCCCCAGCTACTTCCCGGCCGAAGGACAAATTGCGGTGGGCTTTGGCTACGCCGCGCTGCACCGTGATGGCGAGCCGGTTTACACCGAGCCGACCGTGGACGAGGACACGGCAGACGATGCCTACATGACCGGCGCGCAGGCCGAAGCGATGGCAGCGGCTGACCCTGACCACGACTGGCGCATCGTGCTGGAAGGCCCGCTGTCCGGGCGCACGTACCAGCGGCACGGCCCGAATGAATGGGCGCTGGTGGAGCAGAACATGGGTTTTGCGTGACGCCTAACGTGAATTCAGCAGACACCACCGTCGCATAACGCCGCCACCGCACTATGCAAGCCCTTGTCGCCACAAGCCCGCCGCCGGTTAAGCCCGACGCCGCGCCCTCGTTATGCGACACCCGCCCGCGCACCCTGCGCCAGGCGGTGCAGCAGGCCTGCGCGGTGCGCCACTACAGCCGCCACACCTTCGCTGCCTACTGGCACTGGATCCGCCTGTTCGCTCACTGGGCGCAGCGCTCGCCGCGCGAGCTGGGGCAGATCGAGGTCGGCGATTTCCTCTCCTGGCTGGCCACCGAGCGCAAGGTGTCAGCCAGCACGCAGCGCCAGGCGCTGGCGGCGCTACTGTTCCTGTACCAGAAGGTCTACGAGGTCGAGATCGGCTGGGTCGACAACATCGTGCGCGCCAAGCAGCCGACGCGCCTGCCCGTCGTGCTCTCGGTCGAGGAGACGCGCGCACTGCTGGGCCAGGTGCAAGGCCGCGCGCGCCTGTTCCTCGAGCTGCTGTACGGCACGGGTCTGCGCCTGGCCGAGGGCCAGAACCTGCGCGTCAAGGATCTCGACCTGCAGCAGCTGCGCCTCACCGTGCGGGGCGGCAAGGGCGACAAGGACCGCGTCACCATGGTGCCGCGCGTGCTGGTCCCGAAGCTGGCGCAGCTGCTCGAGGAGCGCCGCCGCTGGCACCACCTGGATCTGGCCACCGGCCACGCCAGCGTCGACCTGCCCAACGCCCTGGCCCGCAAGTACCCGCGCGCCGGCAGCGAGTGGGCGTGGCAGTACGTCTTCGCGACGGAGGACTACCACACCAACCCCGAGACAGGCGAACGGCGCCGACACCACATCTTCGACTGGACCGTCCAGCGGGCCATGAAGGCCGCGGCGCGCGCGGCCGGCATCGGCAAGCCCGCGACACCGCACACGCTGCGCCACTGCTTTGCCACCCACCTGCTGCAGGCCGGCACTGACCTGCGCACGATCCAGGAGCTGCTCGGCCACAAGGACATCGAGACGACGACGATCTACACCCACGTCGTCGGCTCTGTCTGTGCACGCGGCACCATTAGCCCGCTTGACAGGATGCCCGCCGCATGCTGACGGCCGCCCAAGTCGCGCCACTGCTGGGGCTCAGCGTCCGTGCGGTGTACGACATCGACGAGAGCGATCTGCCGCGGTACCGCGTCGGGGCCGGCCGCGGCGCGGTACGCTTCGACCCCGCCGACGTGGAACAGTACCGCCTCCGATGCCGATCCGCTGGGACACCCGCAACAAGCGCTGGCGCTTCGAGTTCGACCGTGTCGTTGAGGGTCGACGCCACCGCCTTAGCCGCCTACTTCCGAAAGGCTGGAGTCAAGCCCAAGCTGACGCTTACGACGTCAAGGAAACCGCGCGACTCTGGGCTGTTGCGACTGGTGTCGAGCGACGCGACCCCCTGATCGACGAAGCCGTTGTGCTCTACCTGCGCGACAAGACCGCGCTCAAGAGCTACAGGTCCACCGCCGAGCACCTGGCTGCCATCGCCTGGGCCTACGCCGGCCGCCGGCTGTCCGAACTGCCACAGGTGGCCCAGCAGGTCATCCAGCGCAGCGAGACCAGCGCCTCCACCGTGCGCAACCGGCTGGCCTGCCTGAAGGCCGCGGCGCGCTGGGCCTGGAAGCGGCACGGCCTGGTCGACGCCGACCCCACGGCGCGCATGCCGCTGCCGAGCGTGCGCAACGAGCGCCACGTCTACCTCAGCCGGCGCGACATGCTGCGGATCTGCAGGGCCTGCACGAACTGGCAGGCCCAGATCGCCATCCGCGTGGCCTTCTACGCCGGCCTGCGCCTGGGCGAGATCATGCGGGCCGAGCCGCACGGCAGCGCCCTGTTGCTTGAGGACACGAAGAACGGCGACCGCCGCGCCGTGCCGATCCATCCCAAGATCGCGCACCTGGTCAGCCACCTGCCGCTGCCAGGGCCGAAGATCACCATCCAGCGCGCCTTCGAGCGCGCCCGCGCGACTGCAGACCTACGGCACGCGCACTTCCACGACCTGCGGCACAGCGCCGCCAGCGAGATGGTCAACGCGGGGGTGGACCTGTACACCGTCGGCCGCGTCCTGGGGCATCGCGACCCGCGCAGTACCCAGCGGTATGCTCACCTCACCCACGACACGCTGGCGCAGGCCGTGGGGCGCATCGGAGGGCGCAAGCGGTGAGCCTGAACTTGGAGAGAAGTCCCGCACACTGGCGGAAAGGGAGGGATTCGAACCCTCGGTACGGGAGACCCGTACACCGGATTTCGAGCCCGATCCGCGCATCCCGCGCGTGGCGCGTTCCTAGGTGCGAACGGCGCGCGCCATGCGCGGGAACCGCGTCCCGCGCGCCTTTTCGGGAGGATTCCCCCGCACACCAGCGCCGGGCTGGACGCGGTCAGCGACAGCTGAGAGCGGGCCGCCCAGCTTCAGTGCGGCCAGGCGCGCTGCAGGCGCACCACGCGGTCGCGGCACTCGGCCGCGGCGGCTTCCCGCTGCGCCCAGACCTCGAGCAGGTCGGCCAGGCGCACCTCAGCGGTCGGGATCGGTGGGCCCGGGTCGCAGGGCTGCGCCAGATTCGCCGGCAGCGCCGTCAGGGTGATGGTCGCCGGCGGCGACGCGCAGCCGGCCGAGAGCGTCAGCAGGCACGACCACATCGCCCAGCGCCAGCGCAGGCGCGGCGGCGCCACCGACCGCGAGGTCTGGGCACACCGGCCGGGCCAGGGCGGCGTCGACGGCAGGGTGGCGCTGGCGCAGCGCGCGCTGCAGGGCTTGGCGGGTGCGTTCATGGGCTGTGGCCTCCTGGGCGGCAGTCTGGGCGTGCTGCTCAGCCGCGACCTGGGCCGCACGCAGCACCGCGGCCTCGTCGTTGCCGGCTTTCCATGCGCGCACCTGCCAGCCGCCGGCGAAGGCAAGAGCGGCCGCGCCGATCGCGGCTGCCACGTGAGTCCAGATCACGACAGTCCGGGCGTGTATGTCACACCGCCCCCGGCCGTGAAGTGCGCCGTCAGCACCTGACCGCGCGGCGCCGTTGGAACGAACGACACATGCACCCAGGCACCCTCGAAGATGAGCTGGTCGTACCGCACCTCGCTCGCATGCTCCAGCAGTTTTCGGCAGATGGCGCGCGGCGGCCCGAACTCGGGGCACACGAAGTCGGCAGCCAAGCCCTGCGAGTGCTGGGAGGAGGCGCTGCCACCGACCAGTCGGTTGACCGCGGGCGAGCGGTATCCGCTGGTGATGAACACGGGCTCCCGCAGCAGGTTGCGCACGCGCTGCATTCCCGGCGCAAGCACGTGCCGAAGGTTCGCCAGCGCGATGGCGTTGGGGGTGTTGTCGATCCCGTGTCGCTGGCCTGTGTCGGAGCGAAGAAACTCCGAAAGCCAGAAGGACTGCTGCAGACGTTCGTCGGTCATGTCGAACTCCCCATCTTGTGGTGAACCTGCTCGCGCCACGTCTCCAGGCCACCCACCGCGGCCAGGGTGGTGGTGCCGGCCAGCATGGCCTCCCAGGGAAGCTGGGGCGGCCCCGGCCACGTTGCGCCTGTGGCAGCCGAGACGAGCGCCGCCGCCCACGTCAGCGCCGGCCACGCGCAGAGCTGGTAGCCGTAGCACCACAGGATCACCAGCGCCACGCCGCGCTTCCAGTTCTGGGGCGTCAGCAGTCGCAGCAGCACGGCAGGCATCACTTCCGCCCGTTCTTGATGACTTCGGCCAGGAGCGACTCGGTGCGCTCCGTGCTGCGCCTGATGTCCACCACGGCCTGCTCGATGACGGCCACGCGCTCGGACAGCCGCCCCGTCTCGCGCTCGCGCTCCAGCAGCGCCAGCCGCTTCTCGTGGTCGTGGTCGGTAGCAACCAGCCCGCGCATCCACCACACCAGGCCGCCGGTCTGCATCAGCAGGCCGAAGATGACGGCGAGCGGGATCTCCTTGCCGACGTGCCAGCGCTCTTTGCGCTTCGGCTCATCGCGCGCCACGGCGTGCTGGTCGTTCTCGTTCATTGGTTCACCCAGGAGGCGTTGATGTGCGTCTTGTCTCGTTCACTGGCCCTGCTGCTGGCGGCGCTGTTGGCCGGCTGCGGCGGCGGCGGTTCCGACACCACGGACGACGACCGCAGGCAGATCGACCCGCCCGACTGCCGCACGGAGCCGGCGCGGTGCGTGTAGCGGGCCGTCATCGCCTCACCTCCGTCACACGCATCTGGGACTGCCACAGCTTCACGCTGACGCCGGAGCCCGCGCGGGTGCGCAGCTCGAAGGTGATGGCAACGCCGGCGGTGGCGGCGAAGGACGCGGTGGCCTGAGCCGTTCCGGTCGTCGTCGTGCCGCCGAAGTTCGCGTACCCGAGCGCCAGGTCGCTCGACCCAGTTCGCACAGCCCACCACTCGAGGTTCTGCGCGCTGTCGGGGTGAACGCCCTGGGCCGTGGCATTGGCGGTGAACTCGATCGTGCAGTCGACTGATGGCGTCACCACCAACGACCGGCGCACCGTATAGCTGCCCCCAGTCGCACCGGCGCCTGCGAAGTCGTTTTCGTCGAAAGTCACGACCGACGCCGCATTCGGCGCCAAGCCTCCCGAGCCAACCTCCACCGCGACCCAAGCACCGGCGGCCCGCACGTGGTGACGGTTGCCGTTGTCGGTGTCATACCACTCATCGCCGTCGAGCACGGTGGCCCCGGTGGGTTCCGAGGCCTGCCGGTAGATCAGCGACTGGCGCCGCGATCCGGTCACGACCACATCCTGCACCGACCAGTCGCCGCGCACGTATGGCACGCCGCGGATCGCACGCGCCCGCACTGCATAGGGGGTGTTGCTGCGCACGCCCGGGATGACGGCCTTCGTGGCGTCCCCGCGCTCGCTCCAGCTCGCCCAGTCGCCAGCCGGCAGTGGTTGCGTGAGATCGTGGTACTGCACCTCGATCTCGCCGCTGGCCGCCACGGTCAACGCCGCCACCGCATCCCAGGTGACGACCAGCCGGGTGATGATGCTGCCGTCGGCCACCGCCGTGGTGTTGCTGGTGGCGTCCAGGCCGGTGACGCGCGGCACATCCCACGGCAGCGGCAGGTTGCTGTCGGGCGACGGATCGCGGCCGCGCAGCTCCGCCTGCGGGGTGAACAGCGCCGCGCTGATCTCGGCCCAGCGCAGGCTCACACCTTCGCTCGGGCTCCAGCGCCAGCCGATCACTTCCATCGGCTTCTGGTTCATGCCGTAGCGAGGGTGGTCGTGCAGGAAGACGTCGAACAGCTCGCAGCGGTAGCCGCGCAGGCCCGTCTGCATCTCCATGCGCAGCGGCGCCTGCGCCTCGCGGATCATGATGCTGGCCAAGTGCTGGGCGTGGGCGATGTGGTCGACGGCGCCCAGCTCCACCTCGAGCGGGAACGAGCCGTCGCGCGCGACCAGCACCGAGTCGCGCACGCTCGGGAACGGCAGCACCTGGTAGCGCTGCGCCGGGTCGACGCACTTGCCCGACACGATGTTCACCTTGCGCTCGCGCGGCATCGCGTTGGTGATGCGCACCAAGGCCTCGCCCTGGCGTGCGCCTTCGCCGGCCACGCGGAAGATCCAGTCCGGCCCCACCGTGCCGCTGGAGCTGCGCAGCGCACCGCAGCGCATGCGCAGTGCGCCGCCCTGCCATCCCCACTTGCCGGCGTCGGCCTCCATGAGCTCGCCCCACACTTCGCGCGGGTCGGCATCGGTGGCAGCGACGAGGCTGGCGCGGTACCGCGGCAGCGTCACCACCTCGGTGCTGTTGTCGGGCTTGCGCACGGTGAACGCGGTGCTGATGTCGGCCACGTTGGCATCGGCGATCACGTCGGCGTCGCGCAGCTCGTCGGCCGGCATGGCCAGGCCGTTGGCGTGCAGCGCATACCAGCGCTTCAGCAGTGCCGGGTTCTGGCTCCAGGCCGTGGTGGACGTGCGCGGATCGAACACGCGCGCGCCGCGAAGCAGTGCGCTGATCTGCGGCGGCCCGCTGGTGAAGACGTCGCTGTCGAAGAAGATGTCCACCACCGCCAGCGCCACGCCGCGGTAGTGGTCGGTGGCGCGCATGTCGCCGGGGTACTCCGCCGCGATCTCGCCGCCCACGCTTTGCGTCGGCGTGCCACGCCAGGAGCGGATGCGCAGCAGGCTGGTGCCCGTGCTGTACTGGTAGGAGACGTTGTACAGCGCGCCCGCCGGCCCACCCGACAGCGTGACGACGTTGCCCGCCACGCTGTAGGTGAGCGAGCCGGCGATCTGCCCTTCGCCGCTGCCCTCGGCCCACGTGGCCGCGATGCTGCCGGCCGGCGGCGACAGCGGCGTCTGCGGCAGGGTGACAGTGGCGCCGCCCGACCCATTCAGCGCGCCCGACACCAGACCCGACTCCGTGCGCGACTTGAAGTAGGGGGCGGTCTGCACCCAGCCGCTGCCGTCCAGCGTCAGCGGCAGGTCGTCGGCGTACCAGCCCTCGAAGGCGTCGATTTCGTGCCCGGCGAACTCCAGCACCATCGTCAGCTTCTCGCGGTTGGCGCCGGTGCTCCAGGGCTGGCGCAGCATCTGGCCGCCCACGCGCACGCGGCCCATGGCCAGCCGGCGAGCCGGGTCCGCGGAGACGTCCAGCATCTGCACGCGGTCGACCAGGCTCTCGTTGTAGGCGTTGCGCGCGGCGCGGTTGGCGCGGTCGCGGCGGCGGCGCCCATCCTCGGCCAGCACCGTGGACAGGAACAGGCCCCAGCCGACAAACGGCGACAGCAGCGCCGAGCCGATGATGCGGAACGCGGAACCCCAGCGGCTCATGCCTACTGCCTGAAGAAGCTGGCCGCCGGCCACACCACGCTGCCGCGGTCCAGGCCTGGGTCATAGTCGAAGGCGGTGTCGCCGGGGTAAAGCCGCTGCTGCTCGTCGTTGGTGTAGCGGCTGGCCTTGGGCCTGAAGGCGATGGCGGCGCGGTGCTCGCACAGGATGGTCATCGTGGCCACGTCGCCGTCGTCGATGCCGGGCGTGTTGGCGGTGCCGCTCCAGACCAGCTCGGCGTGCTCGACGACCATCGTGTCCGGGTCCACCAGCGCGTCATAGATGCGCACGCGCACGCCGTCGATCGGCTCGACCAGCGCCAACGCGAGCTGCTTCGACGTCACTGCCGGCAGCGCCAGCGTGATCTGCGAGGGGTCGCCGTTGCCAGCCTCGTCCTCGATGGGCTCGATGGCCAGCCCGACGGCCTGCCAGGTGAAGCCGCCCCAGGTCAGCGGGTAGCCGCCGGTGGTGTAGCGCTGCGGCACGGTGGTCATGATCTCCACCAGCTGCGGCATCGGCAGCGCCTCGCCGGCCGCCATCCTGTCCAGCAGAGCCAGGGCGGCCGCGTTGAGCGCCCTCACACCACCTCCACGAACTGCAGATCCACGCCGCGCTGCAGCAGGCCGGGCGAGTAGTCGAGCTCGAGGCCGTCGCCCTCGAACTGGAAGGCGCCGGTGGGCTGGCTCCAGGTCACGGCGCTGCCGGCGGCCAGGGTGGCGCGGAGCGGAACCTGCAGCGGCACGATCATGACACCTGAGCCGTCGGCCACGGCGCCGGCGTAGGCCACGGGCAGCAGGCGCCCGCCGGCGCCGAGTACATCGCCACCCAGCAGCGTGGCGCCTGGTTGCCCGGTGTTGAGCGTGACGCTACGCAGGCCCGCCACCGCCTCGGCCGCCACCGTGAGCGTGCCGCGCAACGTGCCCATGGGCACCGGCCGCACGAAGTGCCGCAGGCGCACCCACGGCGACTCGGCCGCAAGGTAGTTCAGCCACGCCTCGCGCCGCCCGCCGTCGGCCGGGCCGCAGGGCGGCAGCGCCAGCGATACGGTCAGGCGGTCGGCGAAGTGCGAGACCTGCTGACGCTGGCGCGTGTACACGGCCGACCAGGCTGAACGCGCCGGGCGCACGCCAAAGCGGACGGCGGCGGGCAGCATGAAGCGGTCGGAGGGCCAGTCGACGGTGCCGGAGGGAGGCGCGGCTGGAGACGCCGAGGATGGCAGAAGTACCGTAGACATATCAGCTCGACCTGATCGGCGAACGGTTGGGCACAGCCTTCAGCGTCGAGAGAGCAGGTAGGCACATTGCACTGTCACGCCAGCGTGTAGGAGATCGAGTTCGTGCTGATCGCCTTCTGCCCGGAACTCGTGAACGCGGCACCGTTGGGGCTCGCATAAACCTCGATCACTCCGGTGGTCTTGATCCGCGCATAGCCCGAAGTGATGGCCGCGCCGTTGTCTTGGATCCGTACGAGCACGTCTTTGTCGACCGCCGGACGGATGGGCGATGGCATGCCAGTGAGCGTAAAGGCGGTGCTGTTGCTGGTGCCCACGATCGCAGGGATGTCGAGCACCACCATGCCACCGAAGGCCGTGTACTTCACCGTCCCGGTGGGCGATGTCGTCATGCCCGTGGCAGTCGCTGTGTACGTGCCGGTCATACCGGCCACCTCCGGCAACTTGCCGGCCAGGTTCTCGTTGGAGTAGACCGCGACGCCGGAGCGCCAGCCCGAAACCGCCGTGGCTATGGTGCCCCGCAGGAAGTTGCCAGCGATGATGCCGGACTCACCATCACCATTGAGACTCACGAGCGGGCCGCCGAACGCATCGGAGCCGTGCGTCACGACGTTGCCGGTGACAGCGAACCCGCGCACCTTTCCGGCGTCGCCGCCAATGCTGATCCGCGCGGTGGCGGAAGCGTCCGAGGCGCTGAAGACGTTGCCGCTGATGTCGATGCCGCCGACGTACTCAGACGAGAGCACGGGCCGAAGGATGATGTCGGCCGCATCGTTGCCCTCGGTGCGGCTGCCGCTGAACGTGAAACCTGCGACGGTGCCATTGATGACCACGCCGCTGGTGCATTGCTCGAAGTTGCACCCGTAGAAGGACAGGTTGTCGAGGAACGCCGTCGAAGGCACGAACGCCCCCTCGGCGCCCAGAAACGTGCAGCTGTCGAAGATAAACTGACCGCCGCCCGAGAACCCCGCCAGCCATTCCACTGTGCGCCCGGTGATGCTGACACCCGACACCATCGAGAAGCGGTGCGTGTAGCAGCGCGTCCCCTCGATGTTGATGCCATCCACGAGCCCATAGAGCCGGGTCTGCTCCACCACAACCTGTGCCACGTTCTTCAGGCGCAATCCGTGCGGCGCGCCGTTGTCGCTGCGAATCGTGAGCCCTTGGATGCGCACGTGCTCGACTTGGTTGGCATCCAGGCAGTCGAAGTCCAGCACGTACTGACCAGCCGTGAGGCCGACCCCGTAGAGCGTGGTGCCGAACGGACCATCGCACACAATCTCCAGCGGCCCGTTGGCCACGATGGGCGCCGATGTCCTGATGTACTGGCCGACATCGTGAGCCGGCACGTACAGGACCTTTCGCGCCGCGATCGCGGCATTGACTGCAGCCTGAAATGCGACTGTGTCGTCGGCGACACCATTGCCAATCACCCCGCGGTCGAACACGTTGACTCGGTCGTCGCTCGGGTCGAACAGCACTACATCCCGCGTCTGCGTCGTGAACCCGCTGGCCGTGATGGTCAGCGTGTACCGCCCGTTCGCGGCATAGAAGGCGTAGTTGCCGCCGGGGTCGGTGGTAACCACGTTGCTGCCCAGCAGCCCGGTGCCGTTGCCGCTGTACAGCGTGGCCGCGCCGCCGGCGGCGCGGGTGACGGTCACCGACGCTCCGCTGATGCCGTTGCCGTTGGCGTCTTGCACGACGCTCGAGTACTGCTGCATGGATCAGGCTCCCCAGGCGCGCATGGCGCGCACGCGCTCGCGCGCGAGCAGCGCTTCGATCTGCCGCGTGTCGGCGCTGCCGTTGACGTTGATGACCGGCGCCCAGGTGTACGACGCGCCCAGCGCGCCGTTGGGCACCACTGTGCCGGCGCCGCGCGGCACCATCAGCTCAGGACCGCGCTCGCCCACGACGTAGGCGCGGCCTGCGCTTACCGGTCCGCCGTCAGCGCGGAAGCCGCCGAAGGACCTCAGGAAGTCCAGCCCCTGGCCGATGAGGCCGCCGATCTGGCCGGTGGCGCCGAACTGCGGGCCGAACAGCGCGCGGCTGATCTGGGCCGCGGCCGCCTGCGCCACCATGCGCCGCAGCAGCCCCTTCCACAGATCACCGATGCTGTCGAAGTTGCCCTCCATGGCGCGCAGCAGCGAATCGCCCAGCGCGTCCTGGATGTTGCGCGCCGCCTGCGCCGCGAACTCGCTGACCTGCTCGAGCGGCTTCTGCAGCTCGGCCAGCTTCTCGCGCAGGCGGCTGATCGCCTCGTCGACCTCGGGACCGTAGAGGCCCAGCTCACGAAGGCGGAACAGCTCGTCGATCGCCGCGCTCACCTGCTGGATGCGCACGACGTTGGTGTCTTCCAGCGCGGCCAGCGCGTCGCGCATGGCCTGGGTGGGGCCGACGGCGTCGAGCGACTTGGTGCCGATGTCCGCGATGGCCTTGCGCACGCTGGCCAGCGCTTCGGCCACGCCAGCGTCGCCGCGCGTCTCGCGCTGCAGTTCGCTCAGCACCGTCAGCTGCTCGTTCAGCGCGCGCAGCTTGGCGGTGTCGGTCTGCTCGATGGAACGCAGCGCGGCGCCGAAGGCCTCGGCACCTTCGACGCTGTTGGAAGTGAAGCGCTTGAGCTGCTCCGACGCGACCACGAGCTGCGGCAGGTTCGGCAGCGAAGGCCGTGCCGGCACGAAGCCGCGATCCTCGATGGCACGCCGCGGATCCGGCCCGCCCAGCGCGCGTTTCACCGCCTCGTTGGCGGCCAGGGCCTGCTGCTGCACACGCTCCAGCTCGCCGCGCAGCCGGACGGCGTCCGCGGCGTACCGGTTGCGCGCCGACGGCGGGAGATCGGCGCGCTCGCTCAGCGCCTGCGCACGCTCGAAGGCACGCGACACCTGCGACAGCGTGTTCTGGATCTCGGTGGCGCGCTGCTGCAGCTGCGCCGTCTCGCTCGGAGTGAAGAGCGAGGCCAGGAAGCCCTCGCGCCGCGCGCGCTCGAAGAGCTGGTTGAGACTCGGCAGCAGGTCGCTGACGATGGAGCGCGACAGGTTCTCCACGTTCGCGCGCAGCGACGCCAGGCGGTCGGCGAACTCAGCCGCCTGCTTGGCCTGCTCGGCCGTGACGGTGGCCGTCAGCGTGCCGCGCTCGGCGATGTCGTTGAGCAGCGGCGCCACCTCCCGCAGGCTGCGCCCGAACAGCTCCTGCGAGATGCGCGCCTTGTTGCCGTCGTCCGCATAGCGCTGCAGCGCCACGCCGGTTTGGAGCAGCGCCTCGGCGGGATCCAGCCGCTGCAGCTCGCGCGCCGAGAGCCCCAGCGCCGTCAGCGCCTTCTCGATGTCGCTGCCCGGCTTGGCAGCGGCCAGCGACTGGTTGAACCTCAGCAGCGCCGACCCGACGGTCTCGAAGCTGGTGCCGGTGCGCTTGGCCACGTCCTCCAGCGCCGAGATGTTCTCGATGCTGGCACCGGTGGCCTGCGCCAGGTCCTCGATGGCGGTGAGCGAGTCCAGCGCGCGGCGCGCGAACGCCGCCAGGCCCGCCGCGGCGCCAAGGCTGGCCAGCGCGGTGCCGAGGCCGGCGAACCGCGACACCACGGTCTGACTCTGCGCAGCCAGCTGCCGCAGCCGGCCCTGCACGGCCTCGAAGGCGCCGGCGGTGGCGTCGGTTGCGGAGAGAACGATCTGCGCGCGCGCGGTCACCGGCTACTCCAGCTCAAACCACTGCTCCAGCGCCTGCCGCTTGTCGGCGGGCATCTCGCGGTCCTGCTGCTGCAGGTCGAAGTGCGCCAGCCAGCGCCCGAACTCCTGCGCCGGCATCTCGGCCATGAGCCGGTACACCGGCATGTGCAGCCGCTCGGCCAGGCTGTACAGAGTCCGCAGCTCGGGGCTGCGCCTTAGGTTTTTTTTTCGGCCGCGCGGTCGGCGCCGGACAGCCGAATGACGCGCTCGAAGAGCGCCATGGCCACCCCAGCATGCATCGCGCCGAAGGCCGCCCACTGCGCCTCGGTGTAGACCGGCTGGCCGTCGTCGAGCACCACACCGAGGTGCAGCGCGAGCGGCACCATCTCGCCCGCGGCGACCTGCTGCGCGTCTTCGGGCGGCAGGTCGCGCACGCGCTCGAGCGCGGCACGCCGGGCCGCGAAGAAGCGGAGCTGGCGCGCCATGTCCCAACCGCGGACGATGACCTCGCCGCCGATCTCCTCGACGGCGACGACCTCCTCGGGCAGCGCGATGGCGCGGACTTGGTCACGGGCGAGGGCCATGGTCAGGTCGCGTAGCGCACCGGCTGGGCGGCGAAGGAAAGCGTGATCTCACCGCGCAGCGTGGAGTCCTCGACCGTCGGCACCTCGCGCAGCGACCAGTAGGCGTTCGCCACGAGCCGCGAGTTGTCGGGAAAGATCATGCGGAAGCCGGTTGCGACAGCGGTTTCGCTCGCAGTGCGCACGGCGCTCACCCAGGCCAGCGCCGGATCGTCGAACACTGGCAGCGTCACGTTGACGGCCGAGCGCTGCGTCGGGATCTGCTTCTGGATGCGGTCGCTGATCGTGGTGACGTCGGCGAACTGCTGGTCGCCACCGCTGACAGCGAAGCCCGTGGTGATCTGGCTGAGGTTCGTCCACGCCGTGATGCGGCGGACGGTGCCCGTGCCGGAGCCCGCCGGGTACCGCGTGGTCGACGTGGTGTTGATCGACTCGAACGTGACGTCGTTGGTCGCGACGTTGCTGACGCGCACGATGCGGCCGTTGAGCAGATCCCAGCCGGACGTGACCTCGAGGAAGTCGCCGACGACGACGCCGTGCCCCGCACCGAGCGTGGCCACCGCCGCGGCCGCGTTGGTGATGGCCGTCATGTTGGACGCCGTGCCATAGGTGCTGGCGATGGCGAAGGTGGTGCCGGTGGCGAGAGTGATGGCCATGGGAGGCTCCTACAGGATGGTCTCGGGTGCCGCGGCAGCGGCGAAGAAGGTGGCCTGCAGGTCCAGCGAGATCACGCCGACGGCGGCCTCGCCGTCGCCCTGCAGGCGGCGGTTGATGGCGATGAGCTGCAGGCCGTACGGCACCGGCTCGGCGAAGATGAGCGGCAGCGCGCCGGCGGCCAGCGCGTGCATCTGGTCGTCGAGATCGGCCACCGCGCGCACGCTGAAGGCCACCTCGACGTCGAGCGTGTGCTGGCCGACGCGGTCGCCCACCGACGTGGGCTGCACCGCCTCTGCCGTGGCGAACACCCGGCAGGCCGGCAGCTCGGCCTGGTCCCAGGGCCATGTGCGGCTGGCGGACACGCGGCCGCCGATGGCAGCCAGCGGCGCCACGCGCGCCACCACCGCATCAATGACCTGAGCGGCTGCCAGCGCCATTGCTCAGACCTTCACCAGCACCAGGCGGCTGAGCGCACCGTCCGGCGGCTCGGCCAGCACCTGGCGCACGGTGTAGGTGGCGGCAGCCAGCACGAGCGACTGGCCGACGGCCGGCGCCGCGCCGGGCGCCAGCAGGAAGGTGGGCCGCTGCGTGAGCAGCTCGCCTTCGTACACATCCGTGGCCGTGTCGAGAATGCCCCGCACCGGCGTGCCCGCCAGCGTGCCATCGACGCCGAAGTCGGCGAAGAAGGGCGCGAAGTTCTCGACGAAGGCCACAGCGCCGCTCAGATGATCTTGGGCACGAAGCCGACGGCCGCACCCAGCAGGATGGGGCCGGTGGTGACGGTGGCCACCACGCGCACGGCACGGCGCGCGGAGCTGGCCGGGAAGGTCAGCTTCAGCACGCTGTTGGCGGTGTTGTAGGTGCCGCTGGTGACGCCGGCCAGGTCGGCCACGTTCGTGCCGCCGGTGTCGTCCGCGTCCTGCACCTTGACGACGACCGAGCCCGTGACGGCGCCCACCGGCACGACCACGACCACCTCGCCCTCGGCGGCGCTGATGTCGATGTAGCCGCCGTTCTGCGCGCCGGCCGCCTGGCTGGCGGTGTTGATGCTGGAGGTGTAGGTCGTCATCGACCCGACGTTGTTGAGCACGGCTCTACTCCTTCTCGCCCGCGCTCGGCTTCTGGCCGGCAGGCTTGGCATCGGGCACGACCTCGACCTTCTGCGCGTGCAGGAGTTCGTAGGCCAGAGGGGCGTCGAAGGTCAGCTTGGCGCCGACCTTGACGGGCTCGCCCTTGATGAGAAAGGGCCGCAGTACCTTGACGTTCAGTTGCTTCATGGCAGCAGCGGGCGCCCTGGAGCGAACCAGGGCGCCCTCCGTCATCAGGTGATCGACGTGGCGTAGGAGAAGGCGCCGCCGTAGCGCACGCCGACGTCGGCCGTGACCATGGCGCGCACACCCACGATGCCCGCCTGGAAGTTGGCGAAGGGGTTCACCTCCACCTCCAGCACGCCCCACTCGGCGATGACGACCTGCGAGAAGTCGCCGAACAGCATCGTCGCGGCCAGCATCTGGTTGGACGACATGGCGCGCATGTTGAAGAGCGTGCCCTCCAGCATGTTGCCCTGCCACAGCCGCGTGGTGCCGGTGCTGGGCAGCTCCGGGCGCGCCATCAGCAGCGCCGCGACGGCGGGCGTCGTCACGTAGCCGCAGGCCTCCGACATCAGGTTGCCGGCGGCGACGTCGCTCTGGAATTCCAGCACACCCGCGGCGGCCAGCGACGTGCCCGTGACCGAGCCGACACCGGCCGTGCCGACGATGCCCTGCGGCTGGCCGCTGGCACCGGAGCCGCGCAGCGCGCCGACGTCCAGCGCCAGGGCGCACACCGTGGCCAGATCGCTCGTTACCAGGCTCTCGGCGTCCGGGCTCGACTGCAGCATCAGCTGGCGGCTGATCTCCGTGTAGGCGCCGACGGTCTTCGGGGTCAGCGAGAGCTGGCCGAACACCTGATCCGACTCGGTGATGGTGCTGGCCTCGTTGGCCAGCCACACCGCGCTGGCGGCGCCGCTCTGCCGCGGGATGGTGACGTTGCCGGTCATGCCCGACATGCGACGCGCGCCCATGCTGTACACGACGGAGCGGTTGCGCATGAGCTCGATGAAGCTCATGTTCGTCGTGCCCACCAGGAAGCCGCCGGCCGTCGTGGTGCCGGCCGTGATGTCACGCTGCTGCACCTCGAGCGGCACGTAGAAGCGGTTCGGGTCGGGCGTCTTGCCCAGGCGCTGCGCGATGGCGCGGCTGGCCTCCAGTTCGAAGCCGGCCTGCGTCCAGTTCTGGTCGCGGGTGGCGTTGATGGCCTTGAGCAGCGAGAAGCGCTGCGCCTCGCGCGAGCTGAGACCCAGCGCGCTGGCGGGCTTGCTGGTGGTGCGGCCGCGCTCCTCGATGATGCGGAGCAGGTCGTCGCTGATCTGGTCCAGCGACAGGCCGGTGCCGATCCAGTGATCGCGCACCGGGGTGTCGATCTTGTTGGCCTTGCACAGGTTGTCGATGGCACGCACGCGCGCCTGCTCGAGTTCCAGCGCGCTGGGGACCGAGCGCGCCTGCGCCGGGAGGGTGTCCGCGTTGGCGCCCGCGGCGGCGTGGGGGGTGTCGGCCATTGCGGCTTTCTCCGTTGGTGCTGCGGGTGCAGCGGTTGCAGAAACAGACAAGGCAACCCGCACTTCGGCAGCGGGCGCCTCGATCGCGCGACCGACGCCGACGGCGTTGTCGGCCGGCACGGTCACGAGCGAGTTCTCGAGCGGTTCCCAGTCCATGACCAGGTACGTGGGCAGCTCTTTGTCGGCGCGCTCGAGGGGCTGGCCCAAGACCTGATCCAGCGCGCGCACGAACGCGGCGCGATCGCCGCCGACTTCGCGGCCGTCACGCACCTGGCGGTGCTCTTTCAGCAGGCGCTCGAAGGTTCGGCCGTCGATCTCGCGCTCGATGCGCTGGCCCGACTTGCTGGTGGTCTGCTCGACCACGCGGTGGATCTGGTAGCCCACGCTGGCCTTCGTCAGCACGCGCGCCTCCACCAGCGCCGCCGCGTCGCGCGTGGCCTGCGTGGAGGACGGGATCTCGACCTGGCCGCGCAGCACGCCGTCGCTGTCGGCGCGCACCGTGCCGGGCACGTGGCGGCCGCGCAGCTCGTCCCAGTTGTGGTTAAAGAGCAGCGGCCCGCCGTCGCCGTCGTTGAGACGGCCGAGGCGCGCGCCGGACACCTTCAGCACCTCGACGCCCCACCACCGCTCGTACGGCCGCTCGCTCGCGAACGCCATGTCGACAGTGAGGGTGCCGCTGTCCTTGTCGCGGCGGAACGAAGGGCCGATGCCGAACACACGCTCCATGGCGTTCACCTCTTGGCGAGCGGCACGACGCGGCCGCTGCTGGTGTTGTTGCTGCCTTCGACGTCGTCGTCGTTGTCGTCAGCCGCGGACGGCGCGCCAGGGCGCGTGGCGGCCGGTGCCGCAGGGGCAGCGGCAGCGGCAGGCGCCTCGAAGGTGGTGTCGACCTCGAGGTCGTGCTCGGCCAGCAGCTCGAGCTCGCGCTTGCGCGTCTCGACCACGTCTTCGATGTCGCGGCCGTCGGCGGTCTGGGCGATGACGTCGGTGAGCGTCGTCAGGCCGCCGCGGATGGCTTCCTTGTACGCCTCGACTTCCTTGGTCGGGTCGATCCACGACCAGCCGCGCGGCTTGAAGCGCACCGAGCCGTAGCGCTCCATGTCGCTGGCGTAGGCCTCGGGCGTGATCTGCGGAATGGCGCGCGCCAGCACGGCCTGGCGCAGCCACACGCGGTGCAGCGGCTCCCGGAACGAGCGGATCCACCACTGCTGCAGCGCCTTCCAGTTGTCGCGGTCGTCCAGCAGGGCCAGGCGGCTGCTGCTGTAGTTGCTCTGGCTGTAGTCCCGGCTGAGTGATTCGTAGCTCAGTTCGCTGCCGGCCGCGAACTCGCGCACCATGTGGCGCAGGAAGGCGTCCAGGTTCGCGTTGGGCCGGTTGGGCGCGTGGAACTGGAACTGCTCGCCCTCGGCCATCTGCGTGATCGTCAACGGCTCGATGTCCATGACCGGCTTGGACTCGGCGTCGGTGTCGTTGGCCACACCGGTGGCGTCGGGCGCCGGACCCTCGGGCGTGGTGATCGTGCCGAAGTAGTACGCGCTGGCGCGCACGGCCTGCAGCTCGGCCGACGTCAGCTCGTTCATGTCGTCCAGCTTGCGCACGACGGCGTGCATCCAGGGCTCGCCGCGGGTCTGGGGCCAGCGCGTGACGATGCGCAGGTGGAACACGTCGCTGGCGGGCACGCGCTCGTAACGCTCGGTGCCGCTGATGCGGCCGCGCACGTCGCCAGGGTGGCGCTCGCGGATCCACACGAACTGCGGGCGGCCGAACACGTCCACCTCGATGCCCATGCGCACTTCACCGGTGGCGCTGGCGGCGCCAGGCTCGACCAGGTTGTCGGGCACGCGCTCAGCCTCGACGAGCTCCAGCGCCAGCGGCACGCGGCTCTGCCCGAAGGCGCGGTAGTGCATGCGGACGAAGCACTCGCCGGCCTCGAACACCTGGCCCATGGCGGCGCGCTCGAGGTCGTGGAAGTGCAGCACGCCGCCGGTGTGGCAGCTGTCGGCGGCCATCCACTCCAGCCATGCCCGCTCGATGGCGTCGTTGACGTTGCCGCGCAGATCGCCGCGCGTCGCGCGCACGTTGGCCTGCAGGCCGACGCCGGAGCCGATGACGTTGTTGACCACCACGGTGCGCGCGCGGCGCGCATAGGCAGCGTCGCGCACCATCTGCCGCGAGCCGTTGCGCAGGCGCGCCAGGCTGGTGGCCAGTTCGGCGTCGGCGCTGGTGGTGGTGCCGCCGAAGCCGCTGCTGTTGCGCGAAGGCCGCGCGGCCGCGTAGGCGCGCCGCTGCGGAGCCGCCGCCGGCGCGGGCGCGGGCTTGCCGGCGATGAGGCGGCCGATGCGCTGGCGCAGGGTCTCAGGCACGGCCGAGCCTCAGGAACACGCGGCGGCCGTTGTCCAGGCCCTTCGACGCAGCCTCGGCACGCGCCTCACGCGCGACCTGCTGCTCCCAGTAGCGCACGATCGGCAGGATGTCGGCCGTGCTGTTGAAGGTCATGGACCGACCGGCGATGGTGTAGCTGCGCTGCGTGGGCGTCCACGCCGCCAGGGCTGCACGCGCGGCCTCGAGCGCCACCTGCGCCTGGCTGCGCAGGTCAGACGTGGCAGCGCTGCGCGGGTCGGCCTGCAGCGTGATGGAGCCGCTGGAGACGCTGTACTTCTCGGAGGCCTTCTCCACCCAGCTGTGCCACGAGTAGGCGCCGGCCGTCCAGGCGGCGGTCGTGGTCGCACCCACCTGCACGCGGTGCTGCTCGCCGTCGGCGGTGCTGGTCAGCGTGATGGGCGCCGGGCCGGCGGCACGCGGCACCAGCACGAACTTCAGCACCCAGCCGTCGGCGGCGGAGTAGCCTGCCACGGTGGTGGGGAAGTTCAGCGTGTCGCCGAGAACGAGCCGCGCCTGCATGGGCGGAATTGTTCCCGGCCGTCGCGGAACAGGTCAGGGGTGAAGCGTTCCGGGCGCGCTACTCGCGCGGGCGGCCGACTCGTCCGCGCGCGACGGCTTCGCCGGCAGCGCCCACGCGCTGGCCGCGGACAGCATCGCCGGCGGCGCCCACGCGCTGGCCGCGGACAGCATCGCCGGCGGCGCCCACGCGCGCGCGGCTGTCGGCAGTGAACACGAGCGCGGCGGGGTCGTCGATGTAGGCGCCCAAGAGCACAGCGCCGGAACGCGCCGCACGCACCGCCGCCGCCAGTGACGCACTGGCCACGCCCGAGGTCGCGATGGCAGCGCCCATGGCCGAGGTGGCACTGCCATGAACCGCCACGGCCACCTGCAGCGCCGCAGTGGCAGCTCGCGCCTCCTGCACGGCCACCTGCAGCGACGTCACCGCCGACGTGCCGGCCTGGACGAAGGCACTGAGGCTGGCGGTGGCCGTCGCGGAGGCCTGAACGGCGGCACCCAGGGCGGTGGTGGCGACCTGCGACGCGGCGATGGCCGCCTCGAGCTGCAGCGACGCGGTGAAGCCGGCCTGCACCTGGGCCGACAAGCTGGCGGTGGCGGCCAGCGCCACCTGCACAGCGGCGCCGGCGGCCGCGGTTGCGGTGCGCGCCTCGAGCACTGCAGCACCAGCCGCAGCCGACGCGGCGCGAGCCTCCTGCACCGCCGCACTGGCGCTGCCTGAGACGGTGCGCGACTCCTGCAGCGCAGCCTGCAGCGATGACGCCACGCTCTGCGCGAACTGCACGGCGGCGGCCAGGCTGGCAGTGGCGGTTCGCGCCGCTGGTAGCGCATCGGACGTGATGATGACCCGCGGGGCCACATAGAACTGGCCCACCGACAGCGGGCCGGAGCCGGGCCTGTTGCGGCTGCTCCAGACGGACTGCTCTGGCTCCTGCGGCGGCGGCGGCGGTGGCACACCGGTGTCCACGGTGACCCGCGGCGCTTGGGGCGGGTAGGTGTTCAACGGCACGCCGGCCGCGGTCAGGCGGAACTCGTAGACCTCCGCGTTGGGCAGGTCGTAGGCCAGCGTGACGCTGAACTCGAACTCCGAGTTGCCGTCTGCGCCGATGTCGACCGGCGGGACTGGGTTGGTGTCGTCGCTGATACGGCCGGCCGTGAACGTGCCGGTCAGGCCGGTGAGCCGCTGCGTGGTCGCAGTGGCCGCGCCTGCGGAGATGTGCGTGGACGGCGCCAGGCGGACGGCCTGATAGTCACGCAGCAGCGCGCTGTCGTCCTCCTGCAGCAGCAGGAAGTCGTCCTCTTGGAGGATGCGCTCGGTCACGCCCTAGCCTGTCAGGACCAGGAACCGATGACCGGGTTGACGTTCACGTCGCCGACTCGCATGCAGCGGAAGAAGCTGCCGGCCGAGACGACGGCCGCCGCAGCGGTCAGCAGCGCGACCGACGGCACTATCGTGCCGCTCGTCGTGACTTCGAACGAGCCGCGCATATTCATCATCATGGCTGCCGCTGTGCCGGCGGTCACGGCAGCGGCCGGCGAGTTGGAGGCGGTCGACCACGACCCCGTCTGAGTTGCGGCCGTGTTGTTCAGGCCGTCGATGCCGACGGTGTGGTAGAGCACCGGACCTAGAACCGCGCTTCCTCCACCGAGCAGCTGAAACTGCGCGTTGCCCGACGTTGCCGACATGCTGGTCATGGCGATGACCGCATCGAACAGATACCAGCCCGTCGCGAGCGTCAGCCGTCCGTTCGTGGACCCGTTGAACAGGCGTTGCGCAGCAGTCGTGCTCGTAAGCGTGAACGCCGTGTCCAGAAGCATGAGGGCGGTGTGCTGCAGCTCGCGGACCGTGGCGCGGCGCGTCGTGCTGCTCTGCACCAGCGGCAGTATCTCGGTGCCGTCAGGCGTCGATGCCGCAGTGAGTGCGCTGATCTTTGCATCGGGCATGTCTACTCCGCTTTCGTCCAGTTGCTGTCGCCGACCTTGCGCCACTCGAGCTGGTAGGCAGCCGCTGCCGGATCGCCGGTTGCCTGCACGCCCAGCCGCACGCGGAACGGTGTGTCCGGTGCCACGCTGACATCGGCACCCTGGGCCGCCAACCAGGTGTGCGCGCTTTCGCTGCCGTCATCGGCACCGAAGCGCGAGCCCTGCTGGGCGCGCGTGCTGGTAACGCCGTCATTCAGCGGGACAACGAAGATGCCCCACCCATCCACCGCGCCGCTCATCGTCCACTGCGGGGAGATGCTCGTGCCGGTGGCCTCGGCGTCCATGACCGCGCCGCCCGAGTAGCCATCGGGGGACGAAGCCGTGTCCTGCCGCTCGTTGACGTTTGTGCCGCCCGTGGGGCTGTTGAACGTCCGAGCCGTGGTGAGCGCGTGCTGATAAGCACCGAACGTCACCACCATGTCGCCCGAGACAATGCCAGTGTTGGCCGTTGCCGTAGGCGTCGTGTTCGTCCCGGTCGCGGTTACCGGCGTCTCGTTCGGCGTCGCCGTGTCGATGTTCGTACCGACCCAGACGATCACCGTGCGCTCGGTCTGGTTCCCGCTCCAGCTTGCTCGCACCGGAGCAGTGCCAGCCGTGGGCGTGATGATCCGCCACAGGCTCGCCCGGCCAAAGCTGGTGATGGTCAGCGTCGTGCCAAGCTGCGTAAATGCCTGGTTCGCCCCGCTGGGATCCCAAGTGACGCCGGTCGGCGCTAGCGGCGTGGCGTCTGAGTTGACGACAAGCGCGTAGACAATCGCGTCCGACGCCACAACGACATTGCCGGTGCTCTGTGTCGATGCGCCTGCATCGGATACGCCGATTGAAGCGCTTGTGCTGAAGGTCGCCATGTCAGACCCTCACCAGCCCAACGAGATCCCGCCGCGCCTTCAGTTCGTCCCGCAGCTTCTGCGCTTGTTCGCGCACGCGCTTTTCGATCGCCCGCACCTCGGCCTTGGCAAGAGCCGGCGACATCAGGCCGAACGGCGAGCGCCGCACGCGGATCACGTCACCAGCTCCCGCGTGGCCTTGTTCGTGTTGTACCAAGCGGCCGACTTGCCAGTCACGCTGTCTGTCAGGTCGTCCACGCTGTCAAACGTGGGCTTGAACCACCAACGGCTCGAGGTTCCAGCGCTCGTGACGATCGAGGCCATGTTGCCCGCCTCCGACACGATGTCAGCTTCGCTCAGGTTGGTGTTGAACATCTTGAACGGCCCGAGAGTGCCGCTTAGACGTTCAGCGTCCACCGACCACGGCGCATCGCCGAAGACAATGCCGGGCGCCGCGCCCTGCGGGAAAGTCAACGCATAGTTGGTTGTAGTGGTGAAGGTAATCTTTGCGGTCGTCCCTGCGCCCGCAAGGTCGTAGTAGAAGGTCGTTTCCAGTTCGTCCGTGTTCACCAAGCGAACCACCGCCGCCTGCGTAAACCACTGATCGAGCGTCACCACAGGGCCTAGGACGTCTTGCCCGTCTAGACTGATTTCCCACTTGGGGGGCGTGCCGTTTGGCGCAGGATCGGGGTATGGGTGGAACCCGTAGTAGCCGGTGTTTACGAACCCCGTCAGCGTGGTGTCCGCCCAGAAGAAAAGCGTGAAGTAGCGGCCTGCGCCGCTGATGTTCTGCTGTCGGTACTTCACCCGCCACACGTAGGTGGCCGGGTAGGCGCTCGGCGCGTTCGTCCCAGTGAAGCGGAACGCCACCATGGTGCCGGCCGGGCTGTCGCCATTGCTTGGGAACCTGAGCCCGTACACCGGCCCGCCCGACGCCGGCGCCCACAGCCTGGAGAACGCCGCGCGCGACAGGGGCACGGGCTTACCCGCCGATGTAGATGTCCACGCTGCCGCAGTGGACCTGGATGCTGTTGGAGGCGCTGGCCACCGACCACGTCCCGAACAGGCCGATCAGCTGCGAGGCCGAGAAGTCGAAGCCGGAACCGACCGCTGGCGCCGCGTTGTACGGCAGCATGTGCTCACCGGCGCCGCCGGCCGATGGCGCTGGCGATCCGATGACTGCATGGCTCTTGAAGCAGCACAGCTTCGGGAACAGCGTGGTACTGGTGCCGGTGCCAGTGGCGCGGCAGACCAGCTCGCCGCGCAGATGCCAGTGCACGTTGGTCTGCGCGGTCGTGTTCAGCGTCATGGCTCCGCTGCTGAACACGTCGATCGAGCCCAGACGCAGCGCCAGTGTCAGCGTGCCGGGCGTCGTCACCACCGTGCTGATGCGGCCGGAGAAATCGAAGCACAGCACCGCGCCCGGACGAAGCTGGCCAGCTCCGACGAAGGCCTCGGAGCCGGAGCTCGGCAGCAGGCTGGTCGCCGTCGTCGAGTTGGTGAGAGCGGCGCCGTCCTCGCGAAGTTCGAGGATGCGCTGCCGGAATCCGTAGCTCGCCATTGCTCAGGCCCCCTTGACCAGCTTGATGAGTTCGACGGCTTGGTCGAAGTCCATTGCGCCCATCTTCGGATACACCTTGGAGAACTCCGCCATGAGCCCCAGGATGGCCTCACGAGTGAGCCTGTCCGACTCCAGCTTCGCAACTTGCGCGTGCAGCCCGGCCAGCGTCAGCCATTGGCCGCGCTCGACATCGGTGCCGCTCGCTGGAAACGCCGGCAGCGGCGGCAGCGCGGGAACGACGACTTCCATGGGATCTCCTACGGGTTGAGGTCTTCTCGCGTGACCACGACGTGCACACCGTCGAAGTACACGCGCACGCCGTCGAGCTCGGCCACGATCCACTCGATGGCCTGGGCCTGGTCGGAGCCCGCGCCCTTGACGGCGCGCCGGCGGAACAGGCGGGCGGTGTCGCTGGCGGACTGCAGCGTCAGCGTGGCGACGCCGTTGCTGGCCACGCGGGCAGCACCCGCTTCGCCCGCTGCGATCTCGAACGGCGCCACGTGCATGCGCGCCTCAGATCTCGTCCCACGCGATGGTGAGCGTCTCGGTCGGCGTGAGGCCGCCGCTGGCGGTGCTCTGCACCTCGAACATCATCACGAGGTGGTCACCCTTCTCGCCGGTGCTGGTGAACGGGCCGGCGCCCAGCGTGAGCGCGCTGCCGCTCGTGTAGGTGAAGAAGTTGGTGTAGCCGGAGGTGGAGGTCGCCTCGATGGGCGTGGCGTAGCTGGCCACCGCCCTGGCCCACAGCAGCGCGCCGGTGCCGAGGCCGTTGGCGCCGTCGCTGTAGGCGCGGATGTTGGTGATCTGCGTGTAGGTGCCGCCGGACACGTTGAACCGGAGCCACTTCTCGAAGGAGAAGTCGCTGCCGGCGCCCGGCTTCACCATCGGGTTCAGCAGGTCGACGGTGGCGTTGTCGGCGTTCTTGAACCGGATGGTGCCGGAGGTCTTGTCGGTCGTGGTGCCACCGGCACCGTTTTTCTCGACGATCTGGACAGTGGCCGGCATACGGGAGCCTCACGAATCTGCAGCGTGCAAGAGATTGTGCGAGGCTGCCCCGGAACGGGTCAGGGGTGAACAGTTCCGCGCGCTCCCGTCACGAAGCGGCCGCGCAGCGCGCGCACGTAGCGGTCGCTGACGCCCTCGCGCCTGGCGATGACCGACGCTGGCTCGCCCTGTTCTAGTGCGGCGCGGATGCGCCGCTCGCGCTCAACCTTGGCATCAACGCAACCCTCGGGCACATAGAGGTTCAGCGTTTGCCCGGCAAACAGCGGCGACAGCAGCCGCCGTGCTTCGGCAAGCGCGGTGCGCTGCTCTCTAGTTAGTTCGGTGCGGCGGTTGCAGATCATCGGAGCTTTCCTCGGATTCGGCGGTTGGCGCGGATGGCGGAAGGGGGGCGGGCAATGGGCAACGGCGGCGCCGGCGCGGCTGCTTGTGCCGGCTGGTCGGCAGCAGCGGCGGTGTCGGCGGCGGCGCCCTCGGCCGGCTCGGGCTGAGGCGCCGCCTGGGCCTGGTCGAAGAGGTCGCGCGCGGCCACCCGGCGCTCCCACTTGGCCCAGTCGCCCTCGCGCCAGCGGTCCATGTGCAGCCAATGGGCGGCGGCCAGCGCGTAGACGGCGCAATCCAGCGCTTCGTTGCGCCGGCCTGGAGGCTTGACCCACTCCAGACGCGGATGGCCGCGCACATACTTCGTCACCATGCGCTCGCTGGTGAGCTGTTCGAACACCTCGCCCGGCAGTTGCTTGGTGAGGTGCACGAAGCCAGGCCCGGGATGCTCGAGCCGCAGCCGGCCGTAGATCTCGGCCTTGCCAGTGTCGGCACCCACGGGCCACAGCTTCACGCCGCGCTTCACGCGCTGGCCGCGCCAGTTGACATCGACGTCGGTGGGCTTGCCGATGACGGCCTTGCCGGCCTGGCTCTGCCCCTTGACGGCCAGCACATTGGCATGGCCGTGCGAGCTGACGTAGCTGTACACCGCCTGGGTGTGGTGGCCACCGGTGTCGATGGCCACCGCCAGCAGCGGAACGGGCCGGCCGCTGGCGCCGTGCAGCACGGGCGTCCGCCGGTACTCGGTGAGCATGGCCCAGGGCGAGCCGGTCTCGGTCTCGGGCATGGCCGGATCGCCGTACAGCACCGCGCGGTCGACCAGCTGCCGCTCGAGGCCGCGGCCCCAGGCCCACAAGTACACCTCGAGGCGATCGCCCTGCACGTCCACGCCAGCGGTCATGACCAGCATGCCGGGCAGCACCTGGCGGAGCGGATAGTCACCAGCCCGGCGGCGCAGCTGGTGCTCGTCGGCCTTGTCGCCGTCGTCTTCGTAGGTCTCGGCCAGCCGGGTGTTGACGAACACGCGCAGCAGGCTCGGGTCGCCCGAGCGCGACGCCGCGATGGCCCGCTCCCACTCGGCTACCAGCTCGGGCCAGCTCAGCCAGCCCAGCGGCGAGTAGAGGCTCGACAGGTGGAAGCCGCGCACCTTGCCGCCGGCGGCCAGGTTCTCGGGCACCCAAGCGCCGCCGGCCAGCATGCCGGGCTTGTGGTGCTCGGCAATCTCCGCCCCGCAATGCGCGCACACGTAGCGCACGCTGGACAGCAGCGCGCGGCCGTCGGCGCCGCGGTCCCACTTGATGCCGTGGGGCTTGTCGGCGCCCCACTCCAGCGGCTGCATGCCCTTGCAGTGCGGGCACGGCACGTGGAAGCGGCAGCGGTCGCTGGCGAGGTACGCGGTCTCGATGCGGCTGTAGTCCTTGGTCGTGGGCGTGCTGGTGATGAGCCGCTTTCGCCGCGCGAAGGTGGTCTGCCGGGCCGCGGCCAGCTGGACCGGGTCGCCTTCGCCATCGACGTCGGTGGGGTAGGCGTCCACCTCGTCCAGGAACAGGTCGCGCACCGGCATCGAGCGCAGGCCCGCCGCGCTGTTGGCCCCGGCGATGGCCAGGAAGC